TGACTATGGCATTTACTGCTATGTTAGCCAACTCAAATAATTTAAATTCTAAGGAAAAAGAAGTAGAAAAAGGTGTAGAAATCAGAGATGATGATAATAATATATTATACTACTCCACAGACACATCATCAATAAATGATAGAATAATAGATAAGTATAAAGATAGTTATTTATCTTCGATACCTTTAGAGTCCCCAATAGATAACTCTAAAACTGTGTATACATTAAAAGGTAACCCAAAACTAGACGAATCAGATAAAAACGATGAGATTAACAAAAGTAAAGATTTAATACAGAATAAAATTAATAACTTAGTTAATACTGAGCCAAACTACGACAAAGATAAAAAATTATTAGAAGATAAATTAAAGGAAGTAGAAAAAAGAGAAGATAACCTAATAAATGAATTATCATATTATAACATATTTAAAGGTGATGCGTATAGATTTAGACCTAGAGGTTATTTATATTTTATAGGTAGAAAAAATTATTACGACTTAAATATACCTTTTGGTAGTACTACATCAAATGATTTAATTATTAATCCTGATGAAGCAAACTTAACTGAAAGTCGTACAATAAAAACATCCCTATTAGTTTGGAAAAATTTAAAAGACAGTAACAATAAAACTGCGTATGATTATTCATCACTTACGAATGATGGGTCATCTGCCACTTTTAAAAAATGTTTAGATATAGTATATCAAGGATTTGGTCCTTCTGATGATATTTCATATGGTACGTTTGAAAATGTTTTAACTACTTTTTTCGGAAAAGATAATGAACCATTAATAGATTTTGATAACCCAAGAGGAGGTTTATAATTTGTTTTTTACAAAAAAATTATTATATTTGTAATATGTATGTTGGGAATATAGTAACAAGTTCTAGTTTGGAATTAGAAAATTTTAATATTTGTCGAAAGTTAGATACCATTGACGATAGGTTACCTACTTTAATTATTGGTTGGGAAAAAACAAAAGAACTTGTTGAGGATAAAGTATCAATACTACACAAACAGATTAATTCTAAATTATTTTGGACTTTCACAACAAAAGAAAGAAAATCAGAATATGAAACCGATTTAGATTCATTTATTTCCTTTTGTTATAATTCTTTTGGGGAAAACGTACCGTATGTTTATTTGGATTTATTATATGGTAAAAAAATGGTAAACTTTAGAATTATAAGAAAAATATTGACTTTAAAAAACCCAACTACTTATATATCACCAAATAATATGATTTACATATATGGTGAAAACTTAATATTTGGTATAGATTTGAATGTTTTATCTTTAATTGAAGGTAAAAAAGAAAAAATAATTAAAACGATTAAAAACTTATCGAATAATACTTTGATAGATTCTGAGATATTTAATAAATGTAGGGATTTTATATATAAAATAAAAAATAAAAATAGATATATTCCTTACATTTATACTTATGGAATCGAACAATAAAATTATAACGTTAGCGTCTTTTGTATATTTAGATAAAGTAGATAGTTTTAAGAAATATCTATACAACAGATTTAAAATATTAGATAAAAACATTTTCCAATATACCTTTAACGAAGAAGACAAAAAGATTTTAACCTTTATGGTTAGGTTAAATCAAGGACAAAGAGTTGATACAAGTTCATTTTACCCACCTACTATTATTGTACATAAAAAAGGAGAATGTTTCTATACAATCAACGCACTTAATCAATTAATTGAAAATATAAGTGATACAGATAGTGGTAACATAAATCATCAAGATGTAAAAATAGATTGGGATAATTATCAAAATAAAATGTTAATTATCAAAAAGGAAGAATTAAAAATATTGACAATAAATAGAGATTTTTCTTAATTTCTTAATATTTATAAATAAAATGTATTATGGAAACTAAAAAAGATACTAGAGAAAAAGAAACTTTGGAAAATAAACTAAACAATTTTCTTAACGACACTAATACACAGAAAGAGTGTGAAGGTGATGAATGTTTAATTAATGACGGAAAAGAAATCGTTGAAAGAGTAAACAAAGTTTATAAGACTAATGATGGTAGACAACTATTAATGTAATATGAGTAAGAAAAATTTATTATCCGAAGATTTAAAAAGATATAGACAGTTATTGGAATATACTTTTTATGTGCCAGAAGAAGAAAAAGAAGAAGATAATCTTTTATTTGATGGTATGTATATAACAGAACAAGATCCTGCGGGGGAAGAAGAAGATCCATTTTTTGATGTGGGTGGTGAAGAACCCGAAGTAGAAGCACCTGAAGGTGAAGATATTGAAGCACCTGAAGCAGATGCTGCAGGAGAAACTACTGAAACTGATACTGATGAGGAAACTGACCCTTTTGGTGATAATGAAGTAGAAGATGAGTTTGCAGAAGAAGGTTCTGACGGAGAATCAATTGAAGTAGATGTTACTGATATTGTTGATAAAACTGAAGAAACAAAAACTTCTGTAGATGGTGTAAGTACTAAGATGGATGATTTACTATCTAAATTATCTGAATTAGAATCACAAGTTTCGGGTATGGATAAAGTTATTAATAAGATTGATGACTTAGAAAAAGAAATCGAAAGAAGAAACCCAACACCTGTAGAGAGATTAGAAATGAGGTCAATGGATTCGTTCCCTTATAGTGTTAAACTAACTGACTTTTGGAAAGATAAAGAAGGTTATGAGGCAAAAGAAGAGGAACAAGAATTTACATTAACACAAAGTGACGTTGATAATTTCGATGAAAAAGAGATTAGAGCATCGTTTAACTCAACTGATAATGAGTAAAACCATTTAGAGTAAGAAGAAGAAAATAAAAATAATAAAACCTCACATAAGTGGGGTTTTTTCTTTTACCACCTATTGACTTTTTGAAATTCTATACGTATTATTGTATATTATTAATTTAAAAAAAATATACAATGAGTAACAGTTTAGATGCTATTTTGGCTCAGTATGAAAAAAACACTGAACCAACAAAAAGTGGAAACAAAATGTCTAATGAAGATAGACTTAAAAAGTATTTCACTGAAAAACTACCTAAAGGGGTAAAAACACAATCAAAAACTTTCAGAATCTTACCTACAAAAAATGGTGAGAGTCCATTTACTGAGGTTTATTATCATGAAAAACAAGTTAATGGAAAATGGGAGAAAATCTATTGTAACCATTTAAATGATGGTGAACATTGTCCTTTATGTGAGGCAAAAGATGCTTTATATGAAGATGGTTCTGAGAAAGCTAAAAATTTAGCTAAGGAATTTATACCTAGAAAATTCTATATAGTTAAAGGAATCGATAGAGAAAATGAAGATCACGGAGTTAAGTTTTGGAGATTTAAACATAAAAAGACTGGCGACGGTGTTATGGACAAATTAATTCCTGTGTTTAAACTTAAAGGTGATATAACCGACCCTAGAAATGGTAGGGATATCCTAATTTCAGCGGGAAGAAATGATAAAGGACATAGTGTTGTTACCTCAATTATGACTGATGATGTAACTATTCTTACTGAGAGTAAAGAATATGCGAACGAATGGTTTAATAATGACGAATCTCACAAGGATGTATACTCTAAGAAATCTAATGAATACTTAGAAATTGTAGCAACTAATAAAACCCCTATTTGGGATTCTGAACAAAAGAAGTTTGTTGCTGAGGAGGATAAAGAAGAAAAAGAAACTGCTTCATTGTCTGAAGAAATCAATATGATGAGAACTGAATCTACGAAATCTTTTGAGTCTGACTATAGCAATGATGCCGATGATGTAGATTTTGATAATGATGTTGAAGTATCATCATTAGATGATGATGATGAATTACCATTTTAATAGAATATGGCGAAGCAACCACTTAAGAAAAAAGCATCTGATTTTTCGTCTATAAGAAAGAAGTTTTCTTCCAGTGATAGGTACAAAGAACAAAAGTACTTTGATATGGGAGAAGCCTTTCAGAAGTCGACAGGATTACCTGGACCTGCAATAGGTCAGATTAACATGCTTTTAGGACATTCGGACACAGGAAAAACTACGGCACTTATTAAGACTGCGGTTGACGCACAGAAAAAAGGTATTCTTCCTGTATTCATCATTACAGAACAAAAGTTTAGTTTCGAACACTCAAAACAAATGGGTTTGGAAACTGAGTACGTTGAGGAAGTTGATGAGACAACAGGAGAGGTTTTAGGTTTTTGGGATGGATTCTTACTTTACAAATTAGGATTTGACTATATTGAACAGGCATTTGAATACGTAACTGAAGTATTAAATGCACAAAGAGATGGCGAAATTCCACATGATATAGTTTTCCTATGGGACTCAATAGGTACAATACCTTGTCAGATGAGTTTTGATGGTAAGGGTGGAAATCAACACACTGCAAGGATTATATCAGAAAAATGGGGTATGGGTATGGCACAAAGGATTACATCTTCTCGTAAAGTATCTTCCCCATATACCAATACAATGGTATTTGTAAACCAACCTTGGGTTGAACTACCTGATAACCCATTTGGACAACCTAGAATACAACCAAAAGGTGGACAATCAATATATCTATCTTGTGCGTTAGTATTCTTATTTGGAAACCAAAAAAGTTCAGGTGTGTCAAAATTAAACGCAACCAATAAAGGTAGAAAAGTAAATTTTGCAATCAGAACAAAAGTAGGTATATTTAAAAACCATATGAATGGATTAGGATATGCAGATAATAAGATTTTGGCTACCACACATGGTTTCATTGAAGATGATAAAAAGTACATTGATCAATATAAGAACGATTATAAAGATTATTGGGCAGAAGTATTTGATACCATTGGAGAAGAATCAATTACCTTTGATGTAGAAGAAGGTGATGTTATAGAACCACCAGTCGATTATTCAGATAATTAATTTTTTAACTTTTAATCGATTATGAGTGAAAGTGCCAAATAAGAAAAAAAGAACCCAAAGAACATTAATAGTTGATGGAGATTCATTGTTAAAGACCGCCTATCATGGGGCAAAAAATCTTTATTATAAAGAAACCCATATAGGTGGAATTTTTCAATTCCTAACAATGGTACGTAAAATGTTAAATGAATATAAATTTGACAGAGTTTATGTATTTTGGGACGGCACATTTAGTGGTAGACTAAGATACGATATATATAAAGACTATAAATCTAATAGAGACAAAGATTTCTATAACGAACAACCACCATCAGAAATAGATTTATATTTACAGAAAGAAAGATTATATTCTTATATTGAAGAGTTATTTATAAGACAATACAGAGATGATATTGTTGAGGCGGATGATTCTATAGGGTATTATGTAAATAATATGTCTGAGGACGAAAGGGTGGTTATTATGACAAAAGATAGAGATATTTGTCAACTAATCAATGAAAGAGTTTCAGTTTATGACTTAAATTTAAAAAAAGTAGTTACTGAAGAAAACTATTTAGTATATTTTGATCATCACCCATCAAATTTAAAACTTATAAAAATGATTACTGGTGATGTTAGTGATAACATTAAAGGTATAGATGGTGTAAGTGAAAAAACATTGGTGAAATTTTTTCCTGAAATTATGGAAAAAACTTTGACTTTGGAGTATATTTTTAGTAAAATTGAAGAAATACAAAAAGAAAGAAAAACAAGGTTAAAAACATTAGATAATATATTAAATAAAGTTACCAAAGGATCACAAAAAGAAATGATTTATGAGGTTAACGAAAAGATAATAGATTTAACTAATCCACTAATAACTGAAGATACTAAAACAGATTTAGATTACCTATTTAGCACTACTATGGATCCGGAAGGTAGAGATACTAAGAACGTAATTAATATGATGATAGAAGATGGGTTGATGTGGGCGATACCTGGTGGTAGAGAAGGTTACATAAATTTTTTACAACCTTTCCTATCTATAATTAAAAAAGAGAAGAATTATTATAAAAATGTAAATGTTTAGATTATGAAAAAGAAGTATAAAAGTTACCCTTACGAGTTTCTGTTTATGATTAATGGAAACCCTATTGTCGGAAGAAATTTTCCTGTTATGGATTTTAATAAAGATTCGTTAAGATCTTATGAAATTAAATACTTAGTTGATGGGGTATCGGATATGATAAGAAACTTATTTAAGGAACGTACTTATGATTATATGGAGAAATATTATAATTATTTCACTACTAGTACTGAAGAAGAAACAAAAAAAGTAGACATTTACGAAAATGAAGACTTTTTTACTGTACAAATTAAGTACAAAGGAAATGTAGTAAGTGAAAGAATTTTTAGTGGAAATGACTACCCACCAAACGTAAGATACGATGTAGACATAAGAAAAATTATACCTAAAATCATCGATTATTTGCAACAGGGGTTGAGTGAGAAAAATTATACAAAAAATTATTGCGGTTATCAACTTGACGACATATTTATTAATAACTAAATCAGATAAAAAATGGCGAAAAATGAGAGTTTAAATTTAGGTTATTTAGGATATAGTTTCCAAGTAAAATTAGTAAAACAATTAGTAGAGGATCATAAGTTTTCAGAGAGTATTATTTCTATTATTGATCCTAATTATTTCGACAACGAGTACATGAGACTCGTTGTTGCAGCTATAAAGGATTACTATGAAAAATATGAAACCATTCCGTCTTATGAGACTATCTTTAATATAATAAAAAGTGAAGTTAGAAGAGAAATTGCTAGAGAATCGGCAACTGAACTTATTAAAGAAGTTAGAGAATCTGAAAATAAAGACTGTTTACACACACAAGATGTTGCCATTAAGTTCTGCAAACAACAAGAACTTAAGAAGGCTACTCAGAAAATCCAAAAAATTCTAGATTTTGGAGATTTTGATAGATATGATGAGTGTGAAGAATTAGTTAAACAGGCTATATCGGTAGGAACAGAAAAAGACGAAGGAGTTGATGTCTTTCACTCTATTGAAGATGTTTTATCTGATGATTTTAGAAATCCTATACCGACAGGATTAGTAGGTATTGATAACCTTATGGGTGGAGGTTTATCTAAAGGTGAGTTGGGTGTTATTTTAGCGGCGTTTGGTGTTGGTAAGACAACATTAATTACTAAAATGGCGAACACTGCGTATTTAGATGGTAAAAACGTAGTACAAATTTTCTTTGAGGACAACGTTAAAGTCATTCAAAGAAAACACTTAACATGTTTTACTGAGATAGAGTTAAGCCAGTTAGGTGAAAGAAAGGAAGAAGTTAAAGAACTACTACCTAGATTTCAAAACTTAGAAGGTAATCTTATTCTTAAGAAGATGTCAAGTGATGGTACTACTATACCACATATTAAACAATACCTACGTAAATTAATTTCTAGTGGTATTAAACCAGACATAGTATTCGTTGATTACATCGATTGTATTCAACCCACTAAACAGTTCAAAGATGAGTATAGTGGTGAAGGAAATGTGATGAGACAATTTGAAACTATGTTATCGGAGTTAGATATTGCTGGGTGGACTGCGGTACAAGGTAACAGAAGTGCAATTGATGCAGACTTAGTAGAGGCGAATATGATGGGTGGTTC